CATTAGCATGTATATCTACTTGATTCTTAGCAGTATCATAATCTTCTTGTGTAAGATGTCCCACCTCCCACAATTGTTCTATTAGATTTAATAAATATTCTTTCATTTTACCTCACTTTCTGTAAGTTTAATAAAGAGAGCCTCACAAATGCCTCTATCAAGGACTTATAATGACTATTGGCTCTCTCTAAAGTTATAAGAACTTATCTGCCTGATTTGTTCTTAGATTTCATAATAATAACTGTATCGCCATCATTTAGTGATAAACCAGCGGTGTATCTTCGTTCTTCCCCTTGTGAGTCTGTAACTTCTACTGCTACCTCTGTAGGGTTTAAAGAAAATTCAGTTAATAGTTCCCCTGGTGTCTCAGCTTCTTTTTCAGCTAAAATACCGTTATTTTGATTCCAAGCGGATACATTGACTTTTGCCATTGTAAACTCCCTTCTTTATTGTTATTGTCGTTAGTTAATGTAGTACTACAACTACAATCTTGTTTTTTTTACTACACCGCAATATTTAACCATTGCAGCTTTTTTATTTCGTCCTTTATCTTTTTTGGACATATGATGCTCTATATAATGAAGCAATCTTTTCTTTTTAGCTTCACTCATTGGCTTTTTCTTTGGTGGCTTATATTTTCTTCTTGTCATAACTAATGAATATTAAAACCACCTGATTGAAGACAAAATTCAGCAAATTCTTCTACATTATCTTGTGAAAATGGATAATTAGCACTAAATCTTTCTGCTTTCATTTCCTCTCCTATTTCTATCAATCTAAGTTGACCAGGATCTAATTTAGATTTATCTCCTTCCCATTCAGCGTGTTTCTTTTTAATTTCCTCATTTCTAGTCTTAATATGCTTCTCCCATCTCTTAACAGTACCATCTTTTAGCAATATTTTAAGTTTAGTACCTATTTTAGCAGCAGTTTCCTGATCTATCTCTTTACCATCATTATAACTACCACCTCTTGCTTGTTCATCACTCACAAAATCACCACAATGCATACATACAAAGTCCCATAATGGTCTCCACCACCATACATTGTTCCTAAAGTATACACCAGGGTTTTTTTGATGATATTTATCCATTTCTTTAAAATATTGTTCTCTATGCTTTTCAGGTAAATCACTTGCAAAGATATTACTATCTTCTTTATAATATTTATATTTATCATCACTTTCGTTTATTTTTGGGTTAATCCCACTTAAATCGAATCCCATAAGATCCTCCTTGTTTATTTTTAAAGTTTAGGGCTGATTGACCCTCGTTAGTATAACGGCTAGCACTTACTTTTAAGTAATAATATTTATACTCGCCTGTCACTACAGCCCTATTAATTTATTAGTATAACACCTACCAACGGCTCGACTTGCGTGGCCTTGCCTCTGGTTAATCCCAATCGATGATAGGTGTTACACAATTAACTTAACGCATGTTAGACTTACATAAGTTTAAAATAACCATTTAACTATAAAATACCATATTGTTGCACCTATTAAGAAAATAATAGTATATATTAACCAATTTGGTAAGTTCATTAAAAAGTCCATCTTTTCTCTCCTTGTTTATATAATAATTGGGGCCAACACAAATCGCCAAAGCATTAGCCCCGTGGCACATAGGGGGTACTATTATACCCATTGGTCGGCAAACCTTGTATGATCTGCCTTGTGTGCGAATATGAGGCGATTATTTAGATTTTACCCTCATTCGTATTCTTCTCTTTTTATTTAATTCTTCTAATTCTTTTGATCTATTAATATCTCTACACTTTTCATCCCATATATAATTAGCTTTAAGTTCCTCTATTTGGCGGTTAGTTAATTTAGTCAATGTTACTCCTTTCTATGGATAGGCATAGTCTTTTATTGACTATACCATATCGCATATAACTGTTTTCGGCTCATACGAGCGTGTTTTGTCTTGTTATCAGGCCATCTCTTGTTAGCCCATTGTTCTAATTGATACCTGTATCTATAAGGACAAGTTTTACCGATGTGCCAACCCATTATTCGTCCTCCTCATCACAAGGACAACAACAATTGCTACAATTATAACAATCACAAGGATTATTACAATAACAATAAAATTCTTTATTACATATATCGCACCACTTCATTGTATCTCCTTTATTTAATAAATCATTAAAAAAGAGAGAGACCACGCTTGGGTGCAGAGTATTACTGCTAGGCGCCTTTAACTTTCCCTTTTAACGGATGGTGGTTTTAGCCGTAACTCTCTCTTTTATTAATAAGTTTGATTATTATGTGTCTTTTTAATCAATTAATAGTGTCGTGGTACAGGTTAAACCTCTGTTTCAGGACATCGCCATCACCACTAAACTTATATTGTTACTTTATTGGAATGAACAATCTTTTAGCCCACTTATACTTCTTTCTTAATCTTGTTACTATTAGGGCTATTATTCTTTCCATTACTACAAATACAATAATCATTATAGGTAATGCTATGATCATTGTTAATATCAACTCATGCCAATGACTTGGTAAAATAACATACCAAAAGCCTATTGCACTTGCTATTGTAAAGCATTTAACTAAAAATTTCATTAGTCACTCCTTTTATTATGTGGATACTTTTCAAGGTCATTAAAAACCTCTAATGTTTTAGGATCATACTTAAATGCCTCTTTGTATATCCTATAAAATATCCTTGTGAAGTCGGCTTTACTTTTACAGCCTTTTAATAAACTCATTAGCTCATTCCTTTCGCCAATCTAATGGCTCTTCTATGTGCTCTACTTTCGCAGTGTTTTACAGCACTTTTTTTGATAGTGATGATTCTACTGTTATAATTAAAATAATACCATTTAGGGCTATTTATAAGCATTTTAACTACCATTTAGATCTCCTTATGATTACTATTGTGTATGTTTTATGTATACTAAAGAACTACTATCTCCTGCTCTATTGTGGTCGCAGTAATAAAAGAGAGCGAACAAATGTCCACTCTCCCTTACCCCTAACAATCCTACTTATACCTCAATCGCTGATTGTGCACGAATCGGAAAGTATAGTTTCCTAACTTGGAACATATTATCCTCATCGCACTCAATCAATCTCTCTGCAAACTTACTATCAGATAGTACATACTTGGTATCAGGACTAATCTTACACTGATTATCATCTAAACTATCTGATGAAGCCTGTAACTGTGCTGAAGTAAGCGATTCAGGGGCATTACATACTTTCTTCCCTTTACCGACTTTCTCAAAGTCAAACCAATTAGACTGTAAGGTTACCCAAACACCTTTAGTATAGACCTTTGACTTTGTACAGGCTGAATTGTGAACATCTCCAAAATCAGGATGTTTAACTCTTTCAGGTACAACTTTACCGTCTTTATCATAGAAATAATACATATTTCTATCATTACCCTTTTCGGTTTTTACAGTAATCTCATTACTTGTTCTAACTTTATTCACTACATTAGTTATTATTCTTACTTTATCCATTATGATAAACTCCTTGTTTGTTTACTATTTAACTACTCTTTAATTGTTATATGGGTGCATTAGAGTAGTTTAATACAACCCAAACCGAAAGTGGCAGAGCCGTAAGGCTCAATGACCTGGAACCGTATACAATTCAACCTGGGGAGCAAGGCGACCCGTAGAATTGAACGGGGACGGGGCAACGTATATCACGTACTCAGATTCTAGAGCAAATTTTCCAAATTCAACCTAAATAGGTCTTTTTAGAGAGGATTAAGGTTAAATGTAGGTATTCGTCCCTGAAATATTTTTTAGCCTAAAATTAGGTATTGGATATAATAACTAAAGTGTGCTATATTACTACTATAGATTACGGCGTTCCTTAACTCTATAGGTCTACTTAAAGACTTTAGACACACTATCTTTAACTTTATTTAAATATATTTCTGGAGTAGTAATGACTAATAAATACGAAACACTTAAGACTACTGATATAGGGGCTCCTTGGAATGGTGAAGTAGAAGTAGATAATGTAAGAACCTATCCAGATGAGGACGAGTAATGCCTAGATTCGGTAGTAGATCAAGAAACAATCTAAAAACATGTGATAAAAGACTACAAGACGTGTTAAATGAAGTAATTAAGCACGTTGATTGTAGTGTTATAGAGGGACATAGAAGTGGTGAAAGACAAGATAAACTGTTTAAAGAAGGTAAAACTAAAGTTAAATTCCCCAACGGTCGTCATAATGCTAATCCAAGCAGGGCTGTTGATGTGGTCCCTTATCCTATTGATTGGGATGATCGCGAGCGTTTTCACTTATTCGCGGGGTTCGTCCTAGGAATAGCTAAATCTATGAATATAAACCTAAGATGGGGAGGAGATTGGGATCAGGATTGGTATGTACACGATAATAGATTCGATGATTTTCCACATTTTGAAATAAAGGACTAATATGGCACCAACAATGGCAAAACTTATAATGAGCTTTTTTAAGCAAGGTAATGCTAAAGCTTTACGATTTCTAGCTAGACAGTTAAAAATGCAACCAAAAGCTATGATGAATAAGGCTAATGCTATATCAAGAAGTGGTAACCCTATGAAAGGTCGTAGAGCAAACACATCTAAAGAGATAGATGAAGCAGCTTGGAGACAGTATATGGACGATTATGACGCTGGCATGCCTTAAAACGAAGTATGTATGAAATAAGCATTAAACATAGAGATTTAGGTAAACGAACCTATCAAATCTATACAAAATCAGAAGCTGACAAGGAGTCTATAAAGTATGTATATTGGAAAGAAGCCGAAAAGGGCCAGTATGCACTCACTGATGATAACTATGTTAGCCAGGTCATCCAAAAGAAGAGATATGACGGAGATAATGGCGTTAGTTCTTATTACGTGCGTATGCCTTTTGGGTATGCCTTTCATTCTCCTAAGTATCCTACTCAAAAACTTAAAGCGGATGGCAGAATATCTAATCATACCCTTACTGGGAAGCCGCAATTGGAGGTTAGACGAGGAACACAAGAATGGAAGAACCTAGCTATGGTATATGCCACGTGTTTTAATATGGATCTAGCTATAGAACAAGTATATGATAATCCTACTAAAAGCAAAATAAGAACTGCTAAGAGATGGATGAGAACACAGGAGTTTAAAAGTATGGTAAAAGATGAATTAAAAGAAGTATTAGCCGAAAAAGGATATAATAGGTCGAAAACTATTGATTTATTGTCTGATGGACTAGAAATGGCTAAAGTAAAGAATGATGTGACTAATTATCTAAGAGTTGTAGAGAATATACAAGATATGTTAGGTATGAAGGATAAAACAGTTACTAAAACTACTACACAGCTAGAAGCTACTCAAACAAGAAAGCTTTTAGATGAAATAAATGAAGAAGAAGCTCAATTAAAAGGTAAACAAGTCACTATAGAAGCAAAAACATCTTCTGATGAGTGATTTTGAAGCCTTATACCAGAAGAAGCAAGCTCTTAAGAAGTTATATAGCAATATTGCACTATTTGGCCGTACTTGCTTTCCTACTGCTCTTAGAAAAGCTACTCCACCATTTCATCATGAGATATATAGAAGTTTAAAGAATAGAAATACTAAAAGAGTATTAATAGCAGCGCCTCGTGGGACGGCTAAATCCACAGTTACCTCATTACTCCTTCCAATGCACCGTATAGCGTTTAAAAGAGACGATGAAGAAGAATTTATCGTCATCATATCCGAATCACAGGCGCAGTCTATTAACTTTTTATCTCGTATTAAGTATCATTTGACTCATAGTGATAGATTTAAGGCTATATTTGGAGATATGGGTCCTAATACGGCTAGAAGGTGGACTGCTACAGATGTAGTTACCGCTAATGGCGTGAGGATAGTAGCTGTAGGTACAGGACAAAGAGTTAGGGGTTTTATCGAAGGAGATACTCGTCCTACACTTATTATAGTAGATGATTTTGAGTCTGAACTTAATGCATATACCATGGAAGCACGTGCTAAAAACAGAAAATGGATGACAGAAGCTGTTATTCCATCTTTATCTGATGATGGTAGGATTATAATGATAGGAACGGTTATATCTGAAGATTGTTTCTTATATTGGGCTAAAGATTCATCAGCATGGAAGACGCTATGGTATTCTATCATAAATGATGATGGTAGTCCTATATGGCCAGAAAGGTTTCCTAAATCAAGAATTTCACAAATTAAAGAAGAATATAGTTCGGTTGGCAACATAAACGGGTTTTATCAGGAATATATGAATATAGCACAATCTCCTGATGAGGCCCCATTTAAACCAGAATGGATAAAACTTCACCAATACACCTTCGAACGAAGAGAAGGACATCCTTGTTTGGTTAAAGAGACTGGAGATGGCGAAGAAGTCATTCCAGTAGAGGTCTATGGAGGAGTAGACCCCGCTTCATCTTTATCACAACGAGCTGACTTTTTTGTTCTTATAACAATTGGTATAGATCATGATGGTAATAAGTATTTAATAGACTTATATAGGAAACACGTATCTCCAGCCGAACAACCAGATATAATAATAGAAAGATTTAAGAAGTTTAGACATAAAAAGATGAAAATAGAGACTGTTGCTTATCAAGAAGCATTAAGAGCAGCAGTTAAAAAACGAATGTTAGAAGAAAACTTATATATACCAGGACTTGAAAAAGGTGTTAAACCTAGAACTCGTAAGAGTGAAAGGTTATTATCTTTAGTTCCTATGTTTGCTAAAGGAGAGTTTTTCTTTAGAAGTCAAGATACAGAAGCGCAAGCAGAGTTTTTATCTTATCCAAAAGGGAAGCACGATGATGTTATGGATGCTCTATGGACTTCACTTGAAGGTGCTAGACCTTGTAGGATAAAAGACTTAAGTGGAAGAAAAAAAGACAGTAAAATAAAGAAAGTTCTTGATTGGATGACATTATAAGTTATATATTAAAGTGCCGTATTACAGGCTAAATAGGGGGTATAGACTTGGCTGATTACGAAAAAAAGGAAGAATCAAAGCCAATTGCCGACGAAACCAAAGAATTGTTCGATCTCTACAAAAGGAAAAGAGATATCTGGGAAGTTCAAGCAAGAGAAGACCAGGAATACAGACTAGGTAGGCAATGGACCACAGAACAAGAAAACACGATGAAAGCAAGAGGACAAGCTCCTATTGTAGTTAACCGTATTCACCCTGCAGTTGAAACAGCAAAAGCTATGCTTACTGCTAATAGACCCTCATTTAAAGTTTCTCCAAGAGAAGATAGTGACACAAAAGTAGCTAATGTTTTAAATGCTTTACTTTCTTATATGTATGATATATCTGATGGTAGAACAATCATAAGACAAGCTATTGATGATTACTACGTTACTGGACTAGGGTATATTATGGTATATCAAAATCCTCAAGCAGATGATGGTAAAGGAGAAGTAGTAATAAAGGATATAGACCCATTAGATGTTTATGTCGATCCTAATTCAAGAGATCCTTTCTTTGATGATGCAGAAAATATTATAGTTTCTCGTAATTTCACAAAAGCACAAGCAAAAGCTTTATATCCCCAATATGAACAGGCAATTGATGCAGCTGAAGGCTCTTATGAAAGTGATCAGATTATAACAGGAAATACAGATAGCTCTGGAATTGTTTTTCCTGGAGAAATTGAAACTCTTGAGGACGATACATATATTAGAGGATATGAACGTTATTATAAAGTTCAAGAAATTGCTTATAGAGTATTTCAAACATATGATAAAAAAGAATTTAGATTTGATGAAAGTGAATTTCAAGAATATATTCAAAGTGAAGTTGGTATTTTAAATAATAAAATTATTGAAGGTCCTGATAACATAAAAAAAGCTCAAAATAAACAACATCAAATAAAAGATAAAATGTTAAAAGATAATCTTAAGATGTTACAAGAAGATATACATACAATGGGCGAAGAATTAGAAGTTCAATATACAGAACAAGAACAACAAATGTTAGAACAAGTTCAGCTAGGAAATATGATTCCAGATAGAATGGAACTAGAACTTGGCAAATTAAGAGAAGCTATTGATAATCAAGTAGCATCAGCAAAAGAAAATGCTATGATACAAGCAGGACAAGTTGGTAATCTACCAAATGTCGTAATCAAAACTAAAGCTCACTTAATTTCAGAAGGAATGATACAGGCTGTTCCCATATCTTTAACAAAAGTCAAACAATGTGTTGTCTTAGGTGACAAACATATATACTCAAGGGTTTTACCAACTAGTAATTACCCTATTGTTCCCTTATGTAATCTTCATACCAGAACCCCTTACCCAATGAGTGATGTTCGTATGGTTAAAGGTCTACAAGACTATATTAACAAAACGAGATCACTTATTATAGCCCATGCAACTACATCTACTAATATGAAAGTGTTAGTCCCTTCAGGTAGTGTAGATATGGCGGAGTTTGAGCAAAAATGGGCTCAACCAGGGGTAGGTATAGAAGTTGACTTTGATATGGGGCAGCCAGTTGTTGCAAGCCCAGCACCTCTTCCTAACGAACTGTATAATAATGAACAGACCGCGAAAAACGACATAGACCATCAGCTTGGGCTTTATGAAATGATGATGGGTAACTCCCAGGCTGCTCCACAAACTTATAAAGCGACTATATCTCTTGATGAATTTGGTCAAAGAAAGATTAAATCTAAATTAGCAGATATAGAAGGTGGATTACAAAGGGTAGCAAAAGTTGCTATTCAAATGATGCAAGAATTATATCAACAAGAAAAGATATTTAGAGTTGTTCAACCAAATAATTCTTTAAGTGAATATGCTATAAATAAAAAATTATATGATGATAAGACTAACGAAATAAAAATTACTAATGATATTACTATAGGCAAATATGACGTTGTATACGTTTCAGGTTCGACACTTCCAAGCAATAGATATGCGGAACTCGAATTCTACATGGATGCTTATGGTAAAGGAATCATAGATAAACAAGAAGTTCTCAAGAAAACTGAGGTCTTCGATATGGAAGGCGTTCTTGAAAGAACAGATACTATCGGCAAGTTACAACAACAACTTAAACAGTTAACGTCACAATTGAAAAAGTTAGGCGGTGATATGCAGACATTAACTAGAGAGAATGTTCACTTGAAACAAAAAGTCGAAGTCGAGAAATTTAAAACTGAACTAGACCAAACTAAGAATAAGGCTAAAATGGCTGGAACTCTATTTGAGAAACGTTTAGATGATAATTTGTCAATTCTTTCAAAGGAAGTCGTTGATGCAGCAAAAGAAAAAGCAGACTCACCTTCTCCAGCATCAAAGAAGCAGTCTAAAGAGAGGAAAAAATAGCCATGGAAGCTAATGAAGAAAAACAAAACGTTAGTTCGGCTCCTGTATTTGAACAAGAAATTGAGGAAACCCGAATAGAGAACGAAAATACTGATTTTACATTTGAACAAGAGATAGGATTACCTATTCAAGAAAATAATGCGCCCCCTCCACCGAGGGATACCGTACCAGAAGAACAGGTTGCACCGCAACAAGATTTTTCTAAAAATGAAATAGCTCCTGATCAATCAAATGAAAAAGTTAGGTATGAATACTGGCAGTCACAAGCTGCTCAGATGAAGAATCAACTAGATGCTGTTAAGGAGTATATGCCTATGGTAGATTATCTCCGAAGCAACCCAGAGGCCGTGCAAAATATTACGCCAGGAAATAAACCACCTGCGCAATCTGCACCACCAAGTGAGCAACAACAGGAAGAGTTTCCTCCTCCACCTGAAAAACCTCAGCAACCCGCGGGATTCTCAAGAGAAGAAGCATTTAGTGATCCAAAAAGTGAAAGCGCACAGTACTTAGATGGTGTTGAAAAATGGAGAGATGATATGCAAATGTATAATCAACTTGCCTCTCAATACGAAATTGCTACTATGCGCGAGTCCTATAACAAAAAGATAAGTGGACTTGAAAAAGTAGAGCTAGAAAGAAAAAATGCACAAAGACAACATCAGGAAATGGCTAATGTTCGTTCTTATGTTAAGAATAAGTATGACTTAGGTGATAATTTAGATCATTTTATCGCATCGATGAATGATCCTAAATCAATCAATATGGATGATTTAGTTGGATATTATCAATACAAAAATGGAAAAGCTCAGACACAAACTGCGCAAACACCATCTCAACCTAGTCCTTCTTTTACACAAACACAAAGAGCGCAATCAGTACCACGACCTATGGGTGTTCAACCTGCTACTAATCCAGCTACTGCCGAATCGGGTTCAAAGTCTTTTATGGACGCACTAATAACCGACAATAACAAACATAATATTCTCTAAGGGGGAAATATAAATGGCAAACGCTAACGACTTAGTAACCACGACGCCTTCGGGTGCTTTTGGTGGTCAAAGTGTTGACAATATACGTAGAACGTTTGGAATTGGTGATAAGGTTGCAGAATTAGCTCCAGAAACATCAATTTTCTTTTCGTATTTGTCAAAACTAGGCAAAAAACCAACTGATGAAACAGTTTGGAAGCCATTGGAATATCGTAACCAATGGCAAAGACGTAATTTTACAGCAGTATATCAAGCAGACGATGGTGCTACTTCAGGTGCTGGTATAAAAATTACAGTAGATTACAATAATTCAGGTAAAGTACACGCTACTTCAACCTACTCACCTATTTTCTTAGTAGCTGGTCAAGTACTTAGAATCAAAGGTAAAGTATGGCAAGTAGCAGCAGATACTACTATTGAGTACATGAAAACAGTTGTAGGTGCTGGTAATGACACAGTATCAGCTTCTGGTAAAGGTACTACAGCTGGTGACTATGCACTTATTCCACTAGCTAAATTAACATTAGTATCTGATGGTAGCACAACATTTGCTACTGATGCTGGTGATGATGGGCAAGGTCAAGTGATTGGTTCACAATGGGCTGAGGCATCTGGTGCTCCTGAAGGTTGGAGAGATGAATTAACTGCAGTAGAATTCTTTACTCAGATATTCAAAACTTCAGTTCCTTTAATGTCAGGTTCAATGCAAGCTACTAGATACAGAGGTTATGCAAATGAGTGGAAACGTATTTACGCAGAACACTTAAAATCGCATAAAATGGATCTAGAAAATGCATTTTTATTTGGACATGGACGATATGATACAGCAGATATAAGACACTCTTGGGGTCTTATACCTTTCCTTGAAAATAATGGTGGTAAGAAATATGAACTTGATTTTGATGGCTCAACTCCTTCGGGTAGTGGCTATGATGTCAATGCTCCATTTTCTTATGACGGCATTATTGACGTTATGGATGACTTTATGAACTATGAAGGTGGAAATAGTGGTCAAAAACTATGTTTAACTTCACGTAAAGTTATCAATGCTTTACATAAAGTTGGTACTAACACATTCTTAAAGAACTCGTTTGATTCTGATTCAAGTCAGTTATTCAGCGCTTCTTTAGATGTTAAACCATCAAGCTTTATGCCAATTGATATATCATCAATATCTACATCTTGGGGTTCTATGAATTTCATAGCACATCCATTATTTAGAGGTGATATGGAAGATAAAGCAGTATGCGTTGATTTATCTAACGTATCTTATAGACCATTAAGTGGTAACGGAATATCTCGTGATACATTCGTTGAAACTAATGTTCAAGATAATGATATTGACGGCAGAAAAGACATGATTATAACAGAAGCTGGTTTAGAGGTAATGTTACCTGAAACTCACGCTGTTATTGATTTTGTAACTGCTGGATAATAGCTAACAATTGTGCCCCTAGTTAACTCTGGGGGCACTAATTAAGGAATTAAATGGCACTAACTACAACAATAAAAGCAAGAGTATTATCAGCATTAGGTGAAGATAATTCAGATTATTTAGACCAAATATCTGCTCCAGAAGAATTATTTAATGAAGCGTTATGGGACATAGCAGGTGTAGTGCCTTCTAGATATTTGTTAACTCAAATAGAACAACCAGTTGATCCTGAAAATATGATAATGGGACAACAAACTAATGGTTATAATTTTAATATAGAAGATAAATTAGTTTTGTTAATAACAAGAACAGAACCAGACCATACTTTAACAATGGGTGGGGATGTTCCAGATATTGATGTCGAAAGGTATATAACTAAACCTTGTAAGAATATACCTTTTGAAGATTCACATAAAGCAACTGATGTTAATAGTATGTTTTATGCTACAAAATTTAGTCCAATATATACAGTAAAAAATGTCGGAGGAGCATCTACTATATTTGTTTATCCAGAAACTTCTGGCTCTTTTACAGCTGGAAATGGCCCTTATACTGATGGAAATATATTACCTTTAGGAACAAGTACTTATACAGTTTTTGCATATTCTAGAGAAACTATAATGGAAACAGGTGGAGGGACTGAGACAGATTCAGCTTGGGATACAATGACTGAATTTAAGAACATCCCAAGAGACATAGAAGATATAGTTATAAAAAGAATTGCATTAAAAGTTATCGAACTTAAATTATCTGATATGGCTACTCAAGAAGAAGACACAGAATTATTTACATTATTAACTCAAAACAAAGCTCTACTCGAAGAGTCTTTAACTCAAAGTATAGAAAAATTAAGATCTGAATGGGCATAATATGAAATTAATAGAACTAATAGAAACTATTCAACAACATCACCCTGAGGTGGGGGAAACGGCGCTTGTAAAAGCATTAAATAGAGCTCAAGATGATTTTACTGCAAAAACAGAAATAATAGAAGCTATAGCCGAAGATGTGTTAGTTGAAGATAAAAGATGGTATGATTTAGACCCTGGAATGCTTACTCTTAAAAGAGTGGAAATAGATGATATAGCTATAAGAAGATTAATTAATCCACCTAAGGAAGGAGATAAAACTTAATGGCTACCTTACTTAGTAATGAAGATAAATATTATTGGTATATAGAAGGAGAAAGGCTTGCTATAGTTCAAAAAAGGGATACTACAGCAACTAATGTAGATCCAAACTTTCAATCTCCAAGTCCTGGAGGTGAAAATTTAAGAGTAAAATATTCAGCAAAAGCGACTCATTTTTCTAATGATTCTATGACTACATCTTCAGAGATACCTAGTCAATTTCATGAAGCATTAGCTTTAAAAGTTATTTCTGATTTATATACTTTACCAGGAGAAAAATTTAATTTACAATTAGCACAATATTTTGCTCAACAATATACTTTACATGTTAGAGAAGGTAAAAAATACGCTAAAAGAAATCATATAAGTGGTGGACAAATAGTTCCATATACATATTAAAGGAAATAAATGTCATTTACAAGACAACCAGTAAATAATACTTCTACATTTTCAGTTGATGGACAAGTTGCTGATAATATAGCTGTTCCTACTTTTAGAAGATGGGAAAATACAACAAAAGAAACAAAATGGGAATTAGGTCAGGGATGGACACTAAATGTTCCTACTGATGAATCTGAACTTGTTTTCAATCTAAATGGAAATGATGTTTTTCGTATTACATCAACAGGAGTTGCGTCAAACCCTATATTAACTTTAGAAAACTATAACGATATAGAAGCAATTCCTTCATCTTATGTTGGTAATGGACTTCTTGCCAGAATAGATGGCGAACTTTATATGAGTAGTTTTTAAATGATTATTAAAATTAATAGGAGATAAAATGGCAAATAACGCAGTAACACAGAATGCTTCAGCAATAATAAATCCTAAAGTTTCAACTATTATGGGAGCTACAGCATTAAATGCTGCTCCAATCAAAACTATGGTTAAAGATCATTTGTATAATGCGATGGGAACTGTAATAGATGATATAGATAGTGTATTGGGAAATACTAGAATGGTAGCTTATACTTCTGGATTAACTTCACAACAAAAAACAGATTTAGGAATTGATAAACTTGCGTCTACTAGTTTAGCAGATGCATATTTAAGAGCTGGTAGTTCAATTATACATAATGGCTCTGTAGAAAACTTATGGTTTCACAATGGAAATGTTTATAAAATATCAGCAAAAGCAGATTTTGAAGCAGCAAATTCTCTCATTCACACAAGAATGGCATATTTATATATTAACACAAATGGGGACTCAAGTGAGGCAACGACTGCTTTAGGTAACTATACCACCGAACTTGGTAACTTAAGCTAAATAGAGGAGGCAAACTAAATGGCTACATGGAAAAAGGTCGTTGTCGAAGATGGTGCAGGAACAATTGCACAGGCAGCGACAAAATTAAAAGCTGGAGATTATGGTGAAATATCAGTAGCAATAAACGGAGATATGACAATTGATTCTACATCGATTGACCTTTCTGATATAGATGCATCAGGCGCAGCAGCAGGATACGGATTAAAAGTAAATCAATCTGAGGATGGATTATTATGGGGCTCTGTAGCTTCATCTATAGCCAATTTAGGCGATGTTACTTTAGATAATAATACAGCAGGTGAATTAATAGTCGCAACAGCCGCTGACGCTTGGGAAAACAAAACACTTGAACAAGCTAATATCATGAGAAGTAATAACGCTACTGCAAGTAGAGTTATAGTTTCTGATGAAAATGGTGATATTGGTGAATCTTCAATTACAACTGGAGAATTAGGTTATCTGAATGATGCTTCTTCAAATATTCAATCTCAGTTAAATGATAAACAGACTAAAGATGATGAGCTTACTACATTATCAGGAATGACTGCTACTCAAGCAACTGGTCTTGTTGGTTCAAGTGGTCAAGCAGCATTTCATAGTATGGCAGTTGGAGGATCAAATACATTTGCTAATAACAATATTGTAGGAATATATGGAGAAACTTCTATAAGTGCTGATCTTAAAGTAAAAGGTGGTGGGGTAACAAAGTTTCATGTAAATACAGATGGAGATATAGATGCAGAAGGTGATTTAGATGTTTTAGGTGATGTAACTATCGAAGGAACACTTACTAATTCAAATTCAACTGATTTATCAACAGAAAACTTAACCTTTACATTAAATTCAGATGCTACAAATGCAGCTAGTTCAGCAAATGCTGCTCTTATAGTAGATGTTAATGCTACTAATGATGCTCACAATCCAAGGATAGCATGGCAACCAGGAAGTGGAAATGGAGTACTTTCTGCTGGGTGGATAATGCAAGGTGATGTGCATAGTGATCAAACTAATGACGAAGATATGGGAAATCAACAATATATTCAAGGAGTTTATTTAAATGGAACTTCTCCAGGAAATGGTGATCAGCCACATTCTCAAGGAGCATTTTGTTTTACTACTGACAATCAAGAGCTTTATATATGTACAGACACTACAACTAACGCTACACCGTAATAATTAAGGAGTTAATCAATGGGGCAAACTAAAAACCTTATTGTGAATCAGCTTAAAGAGCTGCAGGATAAAGTCTTGCGGCTCGAAGCTCACAATAAAGATAGCTTGGATGCTTTAGGTATACAATTTACAATCAAGGATACAGAATTTTTAGTTAGGTTAATAAGGAGTTCCAATATATCTGGAATGGATGTAGAAGTGGTAAAATCAGTATCTGACAAAATAAACTATATACACAGTGTATTGCTTGAAAAAGGGATTAAAGTTTAATGGCTACTTGGAAAAAAATATTACAAGAAAAACCTGCTGCTTTAGATTTAGCTAGCAGTCCTAGTGCTGATTTAGTTTTAAAAACTAATGGAACAACTACAAGTTGGGCTACTGTAGAATCTGCTGCAACTGGTACAGTTTCAGAAGTAACTGTTGGAACTGGATTGCAAGTATCTAATGGAACTACTACTCCTACAATAAATCTTAAATTTGAAGATTTAATGGATAAAGAAAATGCAGTTGATCCATCAGAGGATGAGCTATTAATTATAGACAATGCCTCTGCTTTGCCGACAATAGCTAAAAGGAAATTAATTAGCGAAATAAGATTAAGTACTTTTAGTGTAGCAGATTCAGTATCTCCTGCTAATGGTAGTAATGCAATATCAACTGGAGGGCAAGTCCATTCTTTTGTGACTGGTTTACCTATATCTACTTTTACTAATGATTCAGGCTTTACTAATGATCAAACTGGGGCAGAAATTTCTACAGCCTTATTTGCTGAAAGTGATACAAACAATTTAACAGACGCATTAAAAACTAAACTAGATGGAATAGCAACTGGAGCAGAAGTTAATGTTAAATCAGATTGGGATGAAGGTAACGCTAGTGCAGATGCTTATATATTAAATAAGCCGACTGTACAATCATGTCCTACTTTTGTTACTGATGACCTCAACTCAATTACTGATACAGCCGTTTCTCCTAGTTTTAGCCTAAAGGGTATAGGTGCAATTGAAACAGAGTCTGAAACTGCTGGTTCTATTCATCAGCTTAAAATTGATGTAAGATCTGCTTCTACAAACACGGAAGGTGTAGTAGAATTAGCAACAACAGCAGAAACAAATACTGGGACAAGTACTACGAAAGCAGTAACACCTGATGGGTTAGATGATTGGGGAGGATCTGTTCAGATTGAATCGGTTGGAACTATTAGTGATGGAACTTGGGAAGGTGATTCTATTGGAGAAGCTTATACTGATGCTGATGTAACTGATGCTACAAATGTGGCTGCTGCAGGTGCATTGATGGATAGTGAATGTACCAATTTAGCAGCTGTTAAAGCATTTACTGGTATGGCTAATGCGGATGTAACTGACACTACTAATGTCACAGCGGCTGGAGCCTTAATGGATTCAGAATTAACTGATTTAGCTGGTGTTAAAGGAGTTACAATAGCTAATTTACAAGTTAAACTTTCTGAAGGAGCATTTGACGATGGTGATAAAACTAAATTAGATGGTATAGAAGCAGGTGCTACAGCAGATCAAACGAGACCCGATGTAGAAGGATTAGCAATAAGAGAGGTAGGAATATTAGCTTCAGGTAGTATTACAACAAGTTTTGGAACGATAGATACAGGTAGTTCTGATATAACTACAACAGGAACATTAACAGGTGGAAATGGAGTATGTCAAGGAACAGATTGGTATCATCAAGAAGTACACTGTTGGTATGCTACTACTACTGGATATTTTATGCCTTTTGGACCTTCAAATATTGAAAATCAAGGAACAACAGATGCTTATAATGATGATACTTTATATATTGCTCCATATGATGGAAAATTAGAAAAAATTGTAGTACAATCTGCTACAGGAGTTGGTTTACCAGCAGCTTCGACTGATATAGCATTAAGAGTTAATGGAACAAACGGAACAGCTGTTACTGTAACAATAGCAAACGAAACAACAGCTACATATACATTTACTGGAAGTAATACATTTTCAGCAGGAGATAGACTTAGATTAAAATTTGATAGTACTGTAGCAGCAAAATATGTTAGTGCTACAAGTATATGGAAATTTACACCATAACAATAAACAATAAGGGGATTGAATGTTAGATACATTAAAAACAGGAGCGACAGGAGTGGCAGGGAGTTCAGTATATTGGTTTGAATGGGTACCGCCTTTATTTAGTGCTTTGGCAGCGTTCGCAACCTTAAGTTACATGCTAATTAAACTATACAAGGAGATTAAAAAATGAGTAGTTTTGGCAAAATAGTCG